AATACCGAAGCTGTAGTAGAGTGTGGTGGGCTTGCAGTCCGGGCGCCTGTAGGGTTTTGCACACGACTTAACTTGGACCCGGAACATTTCTGTTGTCGTAGGGTTCAAGCACCATAGATCATCAAAGGGTAGATCAACGTGGACTGTCAGTAACCCTAGCTTCTGTAGAGTGTAAGCAACGAAGAACTCTTCCGTCCTACCGTTGTTGGCGTTTTCTCTACGGGACATTATCTACTGCGAAGCAATGTCTCTAGGTGTGTGATCGTTACTTTCGCTGCTGATAATTCAGCACGCAGCTCTGCTATTTCAGATAGGAGCTGTTCGATCTGGGTAGTCTTTCTATCCAGTTTCTCCGACAGCCTGTCCACTTGTTGCTTCAATGTCGTTCCATATTTTAATTCATCTTCACGTTTGTACTTCTCACGCAACGTGATGAACGACCAAAAGCCAGCACTACCAGCCAACGCAAGCACGACTGTTAACAGATGTTCTATTCCCATGATGCTGGGCCTTTAATGAGTGCGGCTGGGTACAGGTGTACCAAGGGGGCAGACAGCAGGTCGTCCCTAAAGTTTATGTTTCGTAAAAACGAGCGGGGCAGGAATACAAAGGGTTGACCCTGTAAACTTCGTCGTAGAACATGCCGTTCTTTTTTTGATTGCAGTCGTAGTAACATAGGCGAAAGAATACGTTACCTTCACCAGCGACCCAACCGTGCACCATGCTTACAAAAACAAGTGTGCAGATCATGACTACGACCTCAACGAGACAAGCGACCCCCCACAAGGGGGTCGAGTGTCGTCACTGCGTCTACCGCGCAAAGAAACTAACGCCATAAAGTAACAGGCCTGAGCCCACTACAGCTACGGCGGCACCTATCAGGACAGAAAGGACTGCAAAGAAATTATCTCTCTTCGCTGCTTGCGCTTCCAACTCTTTACGCTTGCGCACACGCGCCGCTGCTTGCTCTCTCACAACTAACTCCCACATTCCACTAGGCCCATACAGTCTGCACACTGACTGAAGATCGGCCTGAGCTTGTTTATATGCCATCTTGGCTGATGCGATTTGGTATCCCTCTGCCTCAGTAGAGGTTAGGCGCCCAAGGAAGCCCTTGTGCTTTCCGCTTTCAGCTAAGTTGATTTGCGCTTCTAGCTGCGCCAGCTTTCCAAAAGACGGCATGATGCTGTGCACATCTTTGCCGGCCTTAACGGCTGACGATATACCGCCAGCAATCTTTGTTACTGCGCCTGCTAAGGCGATGACTTCTACGATAGCCATGTCGTCTCCATTTCACTTTGAACGTGAGAATGAATTTGACTGTTAGCTTAAAGGTGTTTGTATCCGTTCACTTGAAGCCATGCTTTGTATAGCTCCTTATAATCTTTTAACCGCATCATACATACGCTGTCGTCCAAAGCCTCGCGATTTCTACGAGTTATGACAACTGCATACTCCGGCGATCTTGTCTGAGCTATGTTGCGTTCAGCCTGAGCCATTGCGTCTCTGAAGTTAAGTCGCTCGACACGCTTCGCTTCTACGAATAGCCCGGTTGTACCCAGAAGATCGGCGCCGCCAGCGTGCAATCCTATCTTGCCACCACCCGATAGAGGTGCGCGTTGGCATTGCTCTTCGCCGTAGATGTGTTCGTTAAAATATTTAGACAGGTCGACTTCGTACTTATCGCCCTTGGCTTTCTGTGGATTGCCCATACCGATCTCCTTAAATGCTAAACATAAGCGCGTTGACTGTTACTCGTGATGACCCAGATTGGTATGAGCCGTAGTCAAAAAAAGAGGCGTCACCTTCTTCCTTTTCGTGGCAGGCGTCGCATCGGTATTGAAATTTTGGTCTTAGATTTCTGCAACCACACGAAGAGCAAGGCCTTTGCCACACGGGCGGAGCTTCCTTGAACTGGTACTTCGCGCCGGGGAAGTATTGCAGACCACGCTTCATGAGTATGCGCTTCAACGTATCTACACAGCAGCCTAGCTCGCGTGATAATTGTTGATGTGTGAGGTTTGAGTGTTCCTTAGCGAGCCAAATCTCCTGAGCATCCGTCAGGATAATCTGTCTTGTCATTGTCGTCCTCTTTTTTATTTGAGGATGATTTAACATAGTTGTTACCTATACGCAACTATATGTGTGTAGGGGGGTTTACTTTTCTGACAAAGACGTTAAGATCGCTAAAGACGTAGTTGGCGCAGACAAATGAAGTCATGCACCAGCAGGTGCCTGTCTTCATGCGGATGAGTTAACGTGAAGCGGCGACGCGATCTTAACGAAAATACTACGACAAAAAAAGTTGTGTCTACGGCTTGACCGACGTGTATCTACGACTGTAATTTTAGGTAGAAGTAAGAGCTTTAAATCCTCCCAGACATAAGCTCTTTGTTTCCCTACTTCTGTTTTGCTCATGCAAAAACTAACCCCCGGCTGCTAGGTTTCGCACTACACGCCGGGGGATTTTTTTATCCTAGCTCTGCAATCCTTGAGCCGTGGTCTACCGCTCTGATTGGTGTCGTCCATTCTTTAACGGTGGACAATGGGCGTTGAACCTTGTCAGCAATCTCTCGGTCACTTAACGCAGATCGCGTATGACCCATGCCATCTTCCCACTGACTTGCGTATCTCATGGACAGTTGCTTTGCTGTTAAGCTGGAGACGATGCGCAAATTTTCTGTCTCATCATGACCAGCGTAACCCACATACATAACTGGCTCGTGCATGTCGGTGTACTCGCGCACTTTCCCATAGCGAAGTTCGGTGCATACCTCCAACCTCTCTCCGTCATTGAGCGCGGGCTTGACCGACAACCTTTCCATTGGCTCGTTGTAAAGGTCTCCATCAAACAATCCAGCCTTCGCCTGAGCCGTCGCCTTATCCTTAAATACCTGTGTAATTTTTATCTGTGTCTCGAGAACCGTTAGCTGGTTCGAGCTGCCCGCTTCACGCCCAGACACGTTGCCATCGCTAGGTTTGTTAGAGTGGTGAACAAGTATAACGCTCAGACCAAAGTTCCGCAGCTTGAGGCATAGCTGGTTTATCTTCGACCACTCCTCAGCGCTGTTCTCTTCTAAGCCGGGGAAGGCGCTGCGCACAGTGTCAATCACAATAATATTAGGCTTGGTAGCTACGATCCATTGCTGCAACATCTTCAAGCCTTCTGGCTTCCGTAGGTTCATCTCATCTAAGTTATCGAATGGTGCGTAGATCACAAAGTTATCTCCGGCATCCCCGAAAGACGACATGCTTCTCTCCAGAAACCTCTGCACGTTGGTGCGTGAGTTCTCAAAGTCGCAATACAAAACCCGTGGCCGGCGGTTCAGTTGGAATGGACCGAAGCGTCCCTCGCCCGCAGCCGCAGCGTAAAGTAAATTCCGAGTAAACATACTCTTACCATGCCCAGAGTACCCGTGAACCTGACATATAGTTCCCGTCGTAGGTATGAACGGCTCTACGAAATACTCTACGTTGCCCGCTTCTTCCTTTAGACGTGAGATGTCAGCAGTCGTAATACCTTTTATCTTAGTGGGCTCGGTCTCTTCTTCTTTATTATCCAGCCTATCGGGATGGTTCTTCGCTTCCATTTCTTCAACGCGCCTACACATCTGATCGACCTTCTTGCTGTCGATCATGTCTGAGTAGAATGCTTCCATGAATTTGTATGCGTTATCCACGAGGTCTTGCCCCCGTAAACCTTGGGCCGCGCCTTCAGCAATAGCCTTCCAAAGTCGGTCATCTCTTCCATTGCCACCGCCATCAGGCAGCTTTCCTTTACGGTCAACCAACTCGGCAGTGCTGTCCCAAATTGAAAGTTGTGCTGATACATCCTCCAGCGACATACCTTCGAACTTGAACTGATTGAAATCTACTACGTTGGTTTCAGAGGCCGTAACTTTTGGCGCTGTATATACGGGCAAGTCGTCCCAATCAGCACCAGACATAATACGCCACTCGTAGTTTTTACTTGGCGGTAGTAGCGCAAACCCCTTAGAGCCGCGAAGGTCCAAGCCATCAACGCTAGGCCACTCGGCGCCATCACCCGTGACACCCGTGCGGTTTTTAATCCAGTCGACGCCGCGAGGGTACTTAAAGTAGTAGTGCCAACCGCGTTTAGTTTTAACTACGAACGGAGTTCTTGTTAGGCCAACCTCTACAGCCGCCGCCCTAGCTTCGTCATTGTCACAATCCACGACGACAAGCCCACTCAACGGACCAGTCAGCACGGCAATGTTAGCGTCCGGCCAGTTAGTCCACCAAGTTATAATGTCATCCTCAGTTGGGAAGTACATTTCGTCAACGTAAGAGCCCCATTTTATATAGGGCTTTTTACTGTCGGGATTGATTGGGATTACGGCCCAGCCTTTTTCTAGGTACTCGAGTGCAGCATCAAGCGTCTCGTTCCTCTGCATGTGCGTCTTCCTTTTTGAAATACTGATCGAGGTCAAGCGTGGGCCATTCCTCTTTAATTTTTGATAGATAAACGGAAGACACAAAGTTTCTCCGAAGCCAGCCGTAAGGGACTGAGCGCCCCACTTTAATAGAGCGAGCCACGTTAGCAGCACCGCCTAAGTCGGCGAGCATTTGTTGAATATCAAATTGCATCTTTTTGTTTTTTCCTATTGTCATGCTGTTGTCTATACGCTACACACAACTAAATAACAACACACTAAACTAAAAAGGTTACGCTCAAATGGAAAAATTTATCTTTGGTGACATCGAACTAGAGACGAATGTGCAACCAAAGGATCAGCGCTTATTCGAGACTGCATCACGTTACGCCGAGCTGTCGTCCGAATTAGAAGAAATAAAAACAAAGATTTCATACTATAAGGAAATCTTAGCTGCTGAATTTCCAGAAGAGCCCGGTGAGTACGTCATTGATATAGATGGTGGTCAGGTTGTCCTAAAGGTTCCCGAGAAATGGGAGTGGGACAAGGCTAAACTATCGACGTTATATCCCGCGAATGCTACGCCCGAGTGCGTATCTACAAGTTACACCGTAGCGAGGGTCAAGTACGAGGCCGCAGCCCCCGAGGTGAAAGAGGTGCTTAAACAAGCGCTGACAATTAAGTGCGGCCTACCAACCATTAAGGTGAACACATGAAAATCACACCATTGAAGACGAACGACGGTAGTGTTTCCAGTGCATCCAAGGTTCTATTGTACGGACATCACGGTGCGGGGAAGACTACCCAAATTAAAAACTACCAGCGAGAGTTTGGCAAAGGGCTCATCCTATCTGGAGAGAGCGGTCTATCTTCTATTTCGAATATCGACATAGACTACATTCCTTTTACGTCCTTCGACCGAGACGCCAAGGGTGGTTACTCTTTCAAACAGATCATGGCCCATATCATGTCCGACGAATTTAAGGCGAAGGATTACAAATGGATTGCGATAGATAGTATCAGTGAGCTTTCTCAGCGCTGCTTTGCTGATGTTCTGGCTGGATCAGGCAAGGACAATATCACGTTCGAAGAGTGGGCCAACTATGAGCGCAAGATAACCTTTGCCCTCAAGTGGGTACGAGACTTGCCAATGCACGTTCTCATTACTGCGCTGGCCGTAGAGGAAAACGACGACAACGGCGTCACGAACTACTGGCCTTCGCTTGTTCAAAAGAAAATTCAGAAGGGGGCACCCGCTCTTTTCGATCATGTGTTTTGTCTACTGCGCAAGACACAAGAACAAGCTGGCAAGGTGGACGTGAAGCGCTTCATCGTCACTGACGAAGTTAGAGGATGGCATGGCAAAGCGCGTGACGCGCATCGCCGCTTGTCGCCCGTCGAGGATACCGATGATGTGACTGATTTGTTGAAGCGCATCTACATGACTGAAAAACAATATGAAGATTACCAACGAAAAGGAGAAGCGGCATGAGTTGGGAAGGATTAGAAGGTTTAGACCTAGCTGGCGTTGAAGTAAGCCAGCAAAAGATTTTAGGTCCGGGTAAGCATGTTGTGAAAATTACTGACGCAAAAATTGTCAGTAACGAAAACACAAAGACGCACCAGTTGGAGTTGAGCTACGAGAATAGCGATGGCAACCTGCGTCAGTGGATTGTGCTTAACCATCCCACGTCTGAGATGGCGGTTAAGATCGGCAAAGAGCAGTTAAAGAAATTGCTTTTAATGACAGGTCATGACGGAGAAACGGCTCCATCGCCCGACTACTTCAAGGGTAAAGACGTAGGTATCGGCGTGAAGGAAGAGGTCTACAACAATAAGACCCGCACAAAGGTGAACTATCACTACGAAGCTCCGAAGCCGACTGAGGATAAATTAGACGACGTGATACCGTTCTAATGCACCCAGTAGACCCAATCGCACAAAAGGTTCTCGACGATATTGACTTGGGTTATGCCAAGGTAGATCGCGGCGAGGCCCGTTGCTACATCGGTGCCAGCATGGCTGGTACCGATTGCATCGCTCTCATGGCTCTATCCCTGCGCGGATACCCAGAGGTTCGTATTGATCCGCAGCTCCAGAGGATTTTCTTCGCGGGTCATAAGATCGAAGATTGGGTTGTCTACGACTTGAAGAAACGTGCTGACCTACGAGTGTGGGAAAAGGACGATATGACTGGTCGCCAGCACAGACGGGAGTGGCTCAACGGCCACGTCGTATGTAACAGCGACGGTCTCGTAGATTTCGAGGATGGATCACCACCAGCTATCCTCGAAATCAAATCCATGAACTTAGCTAACTGGACTAAGTTTAAATCTCATGGCGTTAAAGTTTCGCATCGCAGGTACTATCGTCAAATGACTATGATGATGGCGATGTTCAAGATTGAGCGCTCGTTTTTCGTGGCATACAATAAAAACAATTCTCAATATCACGCTGAAGTTGTCCACTTCGATCAAGAAGAGTGGGACGGAATGTATGTCAAGATACAGCAAGCGCTTGATGGGCAAGCGGAGAGAGTAGCGAAGGAACCCGAAGACTGGCGGTGTAAAGGCTGCTTTAAACGGGAAAGCTGTTGGAGCCAACCTGACCTCTCTCCCGCTTGTCGTTTTTGCGTACACAGTTACGCAGATCAACATGGTGGTTTCACATGCAAGCTAACCAACAAACAAGAAAAACATGCTTGCGAAAAATACGAACAGTTTAGGCCCACGGCGAAGGTGTAACCAAATGAAAACACTACAGGAATTATCTAAGGTACGCACCTCAATCATCCGCAAGGAAGCTGAGATAGAAAGCATCGAGGAACGGATAGTAGAACTACCCGAAGGCGATGATCTCCACCGGGCCAAGACAAAATTTCGGCATGAAAAAGAACGTCTCGTAGAGCTGCGCTGTAGATGCGCGGAGCTGGAGATAGACGTTGAGGCAATAAGAATGCAGATAGCAGGAGTAAAGCATGAGTAAATTACGAGACGTACCTATCGACGCCGCGAAGGCCATTATCAATAACGACAGAAATAAAGAGTACGGTGATCCAGCCGAGAACATGAAAGACATTGCCCAAATGATGTCTGTTATTCTACGGCCCGCGCTGAAGGAAGATGCAGAGATCAGGCCAGAACAGGTCGCGATGTGTATGATAGCGGTCAAGTTATCTCGCATGACAACATCCCCAAAGAAGTTAGACAGTTGGACGGACATCGCTGGATACGTCGGTGTCGGCTATGAGGCAATGAAGATCAACGAAGCGATGGATATTGTCGATGAGCTTATTGCCGATAGTGACAAAACAGCGGAGGTCAACGATGGCGTCGAACATTCCTAGAGCTCGTGACATTCTTCGTGCCGCTATATCTGAAACAACTGAGAGGCACATCAAGGCAGCAATGGTCTCAGCCCTTATGCTCATGTCTCGTAAGGTGGGTAAGAGGGCACCCCCTAAGAGCGCCCCGCTTACGCCAGAAAAGCGTCGGGAGATAATTGCGATGCACAGGGCTGACCCTACGGCTCACCTATCTGAGATAGCGCACCGAGTTGGTGTGAACCCCGGACGAGTATCCGAGGTTCTCAGCCAACCGCTTAATCGCCTTTAGAACCAGCCAACCCATCTACCGCTGCTTCGCGAACGGCAGAGATACCGCCCAATACTGGTATCCTGCCGAACATCTCGCGGGTCATTGCCCGCTCTTTAGCGTTAGTGCTTTCGGCACCAAGAGCATCGAATGCCATGTCCTGCACTCCCGAAGCTACGGTGAATGCGTCATTGAAGAGACCGAGTGACGGTCCTCCAAACATTTCCATCACACGCATCTGACCGTAAGCGCCGTTGTCCAACTGAGCCGCACTGTCGTACATGAGCTGGCCTATCAGACCAAGCCCACCCATCTGCATCAGTCCATCCATGTACCAGCCGCCTAGTTGGTCGGCCTTGTCACTCAGCCCCATGTCTTCTGCAAACGAGAACTTGTCGGTGAGAGCACGTTCGCGAACTGCGAACTCACGGTTCTCTTCACCGCCACGACCCTGCACTACGTCCTTTGAGAATGCTACGCCAGCACCGAACATAGGTCCGAGACCCGCCATGTAAAGGAGCGGAGCTACGCGACGTGTATCGCCCGTTCTCGTAGCTTCCTGCCATGCAAAGCGACCCATCCGCGTCATCATAAGTGGGAATGACTTGAGCTGCATGAGCAACATGCCCGTAGGTGTTTGAGCAAATAGCGGAAGATCGTTTGCATTTGGCGTGAAGATACTGTCGTTGGCTATCTTGATGATCGCTGACGTAATAGCTTCACGGTAAGGGTGTTCATCCCCTACTTCATTGCTGCGCAGGATAGCCTCAAGGTTTAAGTTGCTGCGATATACCTCAGCCAAACCTGCGTCATCCAAGATTTTCTTCGCTACACGACCCTGCTTTGTGTTCGGCGCATCTCTTGCGATGCGTGCCTGTGCCCGGAAGTGTTCGTAGCCTACGGCTGCGGCGAGATCGCGGTTCATATCAGTCCAAGGTGTAAGTAAAGTCCCGGTAAAGAACCCTGACGTGAAGCGAGTATTGTCTACGCCGAATGCCTTTGTCATTCTCTGATGAGTAATGTTCTCAGAAGCGGCGCCAATATTTCGGATCATATCCCGATAAGCACTGCCCGATACAGGGTCTTTCATAAACTTAGACCACGCATCAACAGAGGCTTTGAAGTCTCCTGTACGAATGAGAGGCAGAACCAAGTCACCCATCGAGGACAGGGTGGTGAAGCCCAGCAGGGTAACAGCGTTTACAGACCGAAGGAACTTCGATGCCGCCTTCATGTCTACTACTTTGCCAGCAGAAGGCTCGATGTCCTTCCGCAAAGTAGCGCGGAAGAAACCTTCAGCGTGCAAGATGTTTTGCTTATCCACCTGTATGACTTGGCCCTTATCATTCAAGAACCCATTGCTGTCATGCAATGCGCCGGCGATAGCCTTTGCACGGTAAGCAAAGTTCTTACGCATACGAACCGCTTCTGCGCTAGGCGTGCCCGTAGTGTCCAAGCGAGCCATCAAACTTTGCTGTAGCTCGGCACGGCTCGCGCCATTTCTTGCTTTGCCAGCAAGCTCCTTAACGAACTGTTGCGCCGCTACTTCGTCTGCGAAAGGTGGGTGGAACAGAACGGTCTTTCTATTTTCTGTAACCCTCTGGCCCGTAGCTATATTAGAAGACAGCTCTCGGCTAAGAACCTTGTCCGTAGACAACAGCTTAGTGACTGCATCCAGACCTTGATCCTGTACGAGTAAGTAATCGTGGTAGCCGATAGACTTAGGACCAAAGTTCTTTTGCAGGTCGAGGCGTTGCTCGAGGCTGTCGCTGTACTTCGTCATTACCGCCAGCAGATCGTTCTCAAGGAAAGCGGCAAGATTGTTTGCCGGATCGTTTGGATTGGTAAACTGAGGGAACTTGTCTAAACGTATCTGACGTTGGAAATCAAAGCTGTCATCTGTATCGGCAGAGATGTTGTACTCTCCCAACACATCGGAGCTATCAGCACCATTAGTCGTAACCAAACGGTTCTTAACCTTTACAGCCTTGGCTTTCGCTGCTTCTCTTGTCGTAGCGTAACCTTCTTGCTTGGCTTCAGCCATGAAGTAACGCTGCATAAGGTCGACAAAGCGATCTTGGTCAGCCTCAATTAAGTCCTTCCGCCAAATCTGAGGGAAGTAGTTATCCATGATTTCGCCTACAGGAGCGCCAGTTTCCTTGAGGCGAACCAGAGCTTTTTGAAGATAGGTCTTCAAGTAGTCGTAGACCTCCAGCTCTTTCGGAGACAGACGGCTCATTCTCTTACTGTCTCGTAGGGCGTCCAAGATTTCTCTGTGAGAATTTGGCTGACTGCTTCTGTGTATTGGCGCCATGTGCAGTATCCGGCGACCGCTATCAACGCCCGCTTCATACATCTGACCAACGCCGTTATCCACCCAACGCTTTAGGAAGTTCCCGGCGTCTGGAAGTTCACGCATCATTCTTGTCATGGGTATAACAAACTTGCCCATGTTAGCGGAGACCCGTTCGAAGTGACCACCGCCGCCACGGCTAGGCTCAAAGAAGTCAGCTAGAGTAGACATACCAGACTTGCGAAGTATCTGAGCGTTGGTGTTTAAGAGGTTGTGCTTCCACGCTTTGCGCAGCTCGATACCTTCTTGTTCATTGATAGTGCCACGGCGGGACTTGGATATAACATCCAAAACCTTGCGAGGAACGCCACCGATCTCAAGTGACATGGATGCTTGCTCGAAAGACATTGAGCCCATATCTACGCGGGTCATCATTTCCTTAACGACGTGAGCGTTAATGTCTGATGGAGCTTCCTTGAGGCCCGACATATTTGCATCCTGATCGTCGAACAGGTTGCTACGAATGGGCTTCATGTACTCTTCTTTTAGAATAGCCTTGCGACCGGGCAGATTTACACTTGTGAAGCCCGCTTCGCGAAGAACACTCCGCAACCTACGAGCACCGCCCGCTGCATCCGACAGCATGTCAAACATTTGGTTTGGAGAGAAAACACCAACAGTGCTTTCGATGCCGCGAGAAGCAGATGGTCTACCCGATGGCTCCTTAGATTTGATAAGAGCTATCACCTCCATGATGTCTGGCTGCTTAACCGTCGTCTTGGATGCTAAGTTCAAAGGCTTATCATCGCGTATAAACACAGGGGTAGTGATGCTTGTATCGACAGAACCCAACCGGGTAATCTCTTCGCTTATCACTTTCTCCCGTGCATACATCGCCTCTATGCGGCCCGGTGACACGTCACCCATCAAGCGCATCTCGTTGATAGAGTTGCGCGTTGCAGTCAGAATATCTACTACCTGAGACATGCGCTCCGGGTCAGAGCTTTGGTCGATGATATTACCAGCCTCTTCATAAGTGGTATTTTCTGGACGGCGGGATACGAATGTCATGCCGTCCAACCGCGCGTCTTCTGATGAGCTTACAAAATATGGAACGACGTTGCCGTCTGTAAACTTATCCGCTGCATTTCTTGAGGCTGGTGACATATTATTTATAACGTCGTCTGCGAACTCCTGAGCGAACTCAGCGGGCACATCGAGAGTAAACCGAGATGATGGAGATGCAGCGTCAAAGTTATTAACGGTCCTCGACATATCGCCGTAGGTAAACAAAGGTAAGAACCGGCGGCGGGTATTTACGTCGCTGACTAATCCATTCAATACATACGATAGGGCTTCGCGAACATTGGCCCGGACAGAAGACACTATGTCATCTACCTCGTTGCCTCTGACCGAACGAATGTCATCCATTACTGCCTTGCTGTATGAGCTGTCTGTACTCATATCTACGTCGTCCAAGACCACGTTGATGATGAACTCATCTGCGTCGTAGGCAAACTCAGCCGCGCCTGCCCGGATGTCATCTACAGCTTCCCGAGACACAGCCTGAGAGGAAATGATACGTCGCGACAATGCTCGAACAGTCTGCGTAATATCAGGGTTCTTAGCTAAGTTGGACGCCAGTTGACGAACCTCCTTGCGGAAAGACTTGAATGCTTCAGACGTTACATCTGCATTGAAGTCATGACCGAGTAGACCAAGCCGGTTAGCCATAGTTCTTGCTGCGTGCAGCTCGGGCTCGGTTCTGTGCGTGATGGCCCGTAAGGCGTTGCGCATCATGTAGTTTGCGCCCGCTGGTATGCCGGTCTCTGAAGGCACGCCTACACGCAAGTCTTGTTCGGCTTGAATTGCGAAGCCTACGCTGGGGCTCTCGATCTCAGGAGGGGCAGTACGAACTTGTATTTCGTATGCCAGCTTCTCAATTGCCTCGATGTTGCCCTTCTCGATTGCCTGACCGTACCGTAAGTATAGCTCCGCATTATTAAGGTCAGAATAAGTACGACGGCGGTATGACAGTGCGCCTTCTGTATTTAATATATGCGCTACCCGGCGAGACAGAGCTTTGCCTAGCTTGGTAAGTTTGCCGTTACTATCAATCTGGTTTTGGAACTCACGAGACGCCGTAACCATATCTACTTCATCTGGGTTTATATTGGCGGTGTCAGCGTTTTTATCTATAGCCTGAGGATCAGCTTTGCGCTTTGCCTCTTCGACCATGGCAGATGCAAACTTTTTATTGCGTGCCTTCTCTGCGCGGAATGCGCGGATAGACTTCTTCATGGATAGAGACTTAGCTATTTTCTCCATTCCTACGCGACGGCGCAAGTCAGCAGTTTCTCGGGACATTTTATATTCTGGAACGTCGCCAAACTCTACGGACTGGTGGACCTCATTCAGCTTTTCTAAAACGTCATCGACTAATTGGATGATGCCCTCATCGCCGATAATCATCTTTAGGTCGTCTTCCATATCAGCAAAGAATGCTGTGCCTGATATTTCGTCGGCCCCGGACTGATTAATGCTTTGGTCGTAGCGGCCAGTTACGCTTTTAATCAAGCGTGCTGCCTTACGCATACGAGGAGCTAAGGGTTTGATAGCTTCAAGAACGCCAGTGTATTCTGCGTTGTAAGGCTCGCCCTTCTTGACAGCGATAATCTTTGCGCCCTTTTCTGTAGTTGCCATTGAGTTAAATTCATCAGCGATCTTGTTCATCGAGAATGCAAAGTTCTCTATGTCATCCATCTCAAGCCGTCGGGTCGCCTCAAGAGTATGTTCACCAAGCATTGCGTACCTAGCTCGAACTGTTTTGCCCAAGCTGGTTTTAGGCTCTACGGGAATTGCATAATTGACCCGTGCCTTCTCATCTTGGCGAGTAATCAGTTTGTCGAACAAAGGCTCAAGCGTTTTGTCGTAAGCGGCCTTGCCACTCAGGCGCTCGAACACGCGCTTTGCAAGCTGAGTAACCTTGTCCCAGAACGAGCGATCAGGCCACATCATCATGTCGTGGCGACGGTTCATATAAAGAGCAAACTGGTTTGCGAAATATTCATTAGGGCGGTCAAAGTCGGTCTGATCTTTACCCCAAGGCTGGCGAGAAATTATTGTGTCATAGCCTTCGTCGGTTAAGCCTTTACCCTCTTCTACAAACTGCTTGCGGATTGCACCCCAGAACGTAGAGATGTCTTCGTCGTCCATAAGGTTCCTATACACCCAATGGCCTAGCTCGTGTGCGGCAACAAAGGTAGGGGAACCACCAGTTATATCAGTGTACGTCTGGTTCTGAAGTTGGATTTTGTTGTCACGCGAGCCGTACATGCCGTAGCTTTCGCCCACACCGTCTGGTAGCTTTGCGCCCAGCGCTGGACCCATGCCATCTTCGTCAGAAACTAGCTCAAACATACGACCAATTTGCTGCTTATCTTTCACGCTGAAATTGTCAAAGCGTGTGTTCAAGTCTTCGATGGTATCTTTCACAAGCGCTTTTGGTCGACGTATTCCGTTGGGTGCAATGCTTTTGCGCAATGCGAATACTGTCTTCAGAGCGAGCATCCGTGCATCTTCACCCGGATCAATCTCTTGGCCGTTGAGCGTGATCTTGTCTTTGAATGAAAAGTTGTCGGCAGAAAAAAGAATGTCGTCTAATTGCTGTAGTGAGAAGTTACCTTCCCTAAGGTCGTCTAGTGTCATGAAATCGGACAAGCGCATGTTTTTGCCTGTCATGACCGACTTGCCAAGGCTCAAGCTGGTCGACATCTTGACGGCAAGATAAAGACCTGTTCGCTCTTCTTGCGTCAGCTCGGCTAGATTTATACCCTTGCTTTCATCTGTAAAGTCAGCGCTATCCGCATCTATCGGAGCTCGAACGTCTTTGACTTCTGGCTCTACAGCCCGCTCTACACCTGTAGAATTCTTAGTGTCGATGGGGTCCAGCTCAGACTTTAGAAGCTCGATGTTAGACTTCTTATTGCGCAAGGAAGGGTCAAGATAACCAATGAACCAGTTGTCTCTAGCCTCTTTGCCCAGCAAGGCGTTGAGACCCTTACCGTCGGCGAGTTGCCTCGCGCTAATAATGCGTGCAGTTTTGTATTTTGTGTTTGTCTCACGAGGGATAGCTGCGATAATCTTACCGTTGCTTTCACCCGCTACATCAGGGAGAGCTTCCGCCCTTGGTGTTGGAGTAGATGCTGCCTCAGACGAAGTACCTACTGCGCGATTATCTAACTCTTTAAGAAGAGCTGAGTGTTCTTCAGTAGTCATATTTTCGTCAGAGAAAAACTTAGCGTCGATTGCGTTCTTCTCGCGAGAATAATGCTCGTCGGTCAAAACGATAGGCTTGTCTTGGCTTTTTGCTGCTTGTGCTACGACTTCGTAGTTATCGTCACCTAGTATGCCCGCTGCTTTCTTGGCATTCTTTTCAGAAGCAAAATACTTCTTAGCGTTCGGCACATAGTAAGCCGCTGCACCTTTTTGCAGGCGATCACCGTCTGCGATGCTGCCACGACGTTCGCGGCCAGATGCTTCAAATGGGTAGATAGACTTCTCTTTGCCAAGCTGACGATCCATAGACGCCCGAGCCTTAACGGCCTCTGCGCCTTTTTCGCTCAGAGCTTGAGCGTCGGGTACGTCTGCCGCGCTCAGAACGGTACGACCGTCCTCACTGCCTGTGGAATACCCAGAGCGCACAATGCCTTGTATCTTGCCGTCACTTGAACGGCCTGCCGTCACTGGCCCATTTTCTAATGCGTCCGATACTTTGGCAGTGCCATCGGCAGATCGCTTGACCGTTCCGCCATCTACATCAGGAGAGGTGACGCCTTCGCGATCAAGAAATTTTGCTCGGAGCTGTTCTAATTGCTTTGCGTTGGGGGCAGACTTGCCCAGCTTCTCAAGCTCCATGACCGTATTGAACTTAGCGGCGACACGGCGGTAAACCTGAGCGTCCATTTCCTTCTTAGCCACGCCCAAAACCTTTGGAACTATCTGTGACCAAGGAGCATCAGCTCCGGCAAATTGGTCGTAGAGCTTTTCAAACTGCTCATCCGCCATCATGTCGTAGTCTTGAGCTGGCCGCTCTACTACAGCGTCCTCTATAGGAAACTTACCGGGCACAACTTCCGCAGTAGCCGTAGGCGTAGGTGACGCTTCGGCTTTGGCGCCTGCGTCTCTACGGGTAATGTACTCCTGCACTTTTTTGTAGGCAGTTACACCCTTGCCGTACCGAGCCTTCAGCGACCCGTTCGATATGGTTTCCAGCTCGCCTTCGTTTACTAAGCGACCAAGCTCATCGACCGTAACTTTACCTTCTTTTACTAACCTTTCTACCTGAGCGTTCTTGCCAAACTTGATCTCAGGTATAGGCTTCACATCTGTCGCCGCAACTTCAGCAGCCGGAGCTACATCTTCAGCAGTAGCTTGAGCAGCAGCAGCGACTTCTTCTCCGGCGTCTACATTTGGCGCGCGAGCTGTAGTCGTAGGTGTTTCTACTCCTGGCGTCGTAGCCGTAGCTGCGTCATCGGGGGCTGCTTGTGTAGGGTTTATTTCTGGATCTGCATTTTTTGGCGCCTCGGGATCTGCCTTAGATGCGGCCATCAGGTCGTCGACTATATCATCTACGGGCTTACCGAACGCTTCTGCCCGAGTACGCATTACTTCATCGTACTTGGCTTGTAGTCCAGAGATGTCTGCGTCCGGGTTTTCCGCTTGAGCGGTCTGCGCTTGTCGAGCTAAATCATCAAGGTCTTGGTCGAATTGGTCAAAGCTCTCCTCGATCTTTCCGACCGTTCTGCGCTCATCCTTCATCTCTTGCATTTGCTCAAAGATGTCGCTTGCGTCTTCGCCTTTTTCTACCGACTTGGTGTATTCGTCGTTTAGGGCTCGGATGTCTGCATCGAGGCGTTGCGTTCTGCGAACAATGTCATTGCCTACAGACGTATTTGCACGCCAGTTAGTAACGTCTGTAGCTGCCTTTTTCCCTTGGTAAGCGCCGAATACGCCACCGAAAGCTGCGCCTATAGTACCGTCCAATGCTGCGGATGCAGCCGTGCGGAGAGGGTTAAACTCATCCGATACGCCCTGTTGAATTTCTGTTGCCTGTTGGGCTGCGTCGAATGCGCCGCCAACGCCCGCGTTAATAGCAGCTTCCGTCTTAGCGCCTTGGACCGCTCCAGCCTTAGTGCCAGCCTTGATGGCTTGATCCATCGTGGCTCTACCTGCACGAGCGGCATTATACCCGACGCGAGCTTTGTTCGCTACGCCAGCACCAGCTAGAAGGTTAAGGGGATCGAGAGCGCCCGCTGCACCGTAGTCGATTACTTTGTCAAAGAAGCCACCGCGAGAAGGCGCGTTTGACCATATCTTAGAAAGTCGAGAATGTAGCTCTTGGCTACTACCAGCTAATGCGTACTCCGCCGCACCTTTAGCCATAGAAAGAGAGTTGGTGTCGCGCCAGCGTCGGTCGCTATAGAAATTATCCCACATCTCACCGTCGGATGAAAACGTCTCACCCTTGCCCTCATAATAAGAGCGCACATCGCGGATCGCATTAGGGTCCGTAATGAGGTCGACGCCGGATTTGTTGAGATAATCTTCTTGCTGGTTAGCGGGATTGATACCGCCGAATAATTCAGACGCCTTGCGTGCCATGATCGGGTGCTCCATTTAACTCGATAAAGCTAAAATACGGGGAGCACCCGGTTGATGTCGTCCTTACTGGTTCGGATTGTAGAAGTCAGGAAGCGTACTTCCCCCGCCCGGAGAGGTAAGAGCGTCGATAACAGGCTGCATGAAGTTAGTACCCTGTACCATCTCACCCGTTAGGTTCGCCGTGCCTGATTGTCCGTTGCCTTGCTGGGGTGCGCTTTCAGCCCTGTTTTGCTCAAGGCGGCTAATCATAACCTTAATTTCCTCAGGAAGTTCGGCCTCTAGCTCTAGGTTGACCTTAACCATAGCAAGTATAATGCGCTCCAGAATATATGGGTTTACCTCTGGGTTTTCACCGATTGAGCTTTCAATCATTTGCTTGGCGGCTGCTATCTGTTCGCTAGAGGAACTACCTGACCGTAGCGCCATTGGCCCGATCATGTCGGCGATGGCTTCTAGGTTTTGCTCATTCGCTCTCGCGTTGCCCTTGATGGCAACCATGCCTTTTTGCCCAAGCTGAGTACGTCGCTGATTTATCTGTTCGTAGAGAGATTGAGCCTCTTGCATCTGCGCATTGATGGCTTGGATCGCATCGCGAGCTTCTTTTAATTTAGGCATCATCTCAACTGTTTGGAACTCTGGTGCCAAAAGTCTAGCTTCAGCCCGACGCTTGCGATCTTTCAGCATTGCCATTGTCTCGTAGAGGTCTCCTGAGTGCTTCGCCAGCGCTACCTCTTGGTCGTAAACTCCGTCGACAATATTGGGTAAGTTCTCTGCACTTGCTTCTGTATCTACAACAGCTTGCGCACGTTGAAGGGCGGTCTGCCCATCTTCGCCCGCTTGAATAACCGTAGCAATTAAAGACTTGGCAGTGTCGACATCCTCGACAATTTTACCCTTGATGAGCTCAGGGTTGTAGACGCCAGCTTCGATGACATCTTTGAACTCAACAGTAACTTTCTGTAGTGCCGCTTGATATGAAGTTGCGAACTGAGAGGCAATGCCAGCTTCTTTCGCGTCATTGAGACTACCTACACCCATATCCGCAAGAGCTAGTTTGTAGGCCTGACCTTGCGGTCCCTGCAAATTACGCATCGCACGATCCGCAGCGGCAAGCATAACGCCGTCAGATACTTTCATCGGATCATTTGATCCTGTAGCTTTGGCAAAGTCTAAGGCTGTATCTGATAAAGCCGACCATACAAAAGCGTTATTTATAGGTACGCCGTACATTTCAGAAAACTTCTCGGTAGCCGCTACTGCGCTACCAGCTAAGGCTTTCGCGTCTGGACCGTCTTCAACGACAAACGCCTCCGCCCTAGATTGAACTTCTTCGATTACCTCTGAGACCTTACCGGGATCGCCACCAGCTACGAATTGACCAACAGTTGCCTCTTGAGCGTCCTTCAATAACTCTTGATTTTCCACCATATCAGCAGCGCTGTTTTGTTGCTTCAGTCTGATTTGCAAGGAGCTTTCTAACGCACGAGTTTCGTCTGCGCCCAGCTCATAGTTAGGATCAATCTTGCGACCTTCTATGTTAATCATGCGAACTGCTTCTTCTACGCTCAAGATTTCGCCTTGTGCAATTTGGCTTTGTGCGCTCGCCGTAGCCGACTTCGTTGCCGCTGCAATCTTCTCTGCTCGTACTGTTTTGTAGCCCTCGTACTTTGCGTTAGTCTCAGCGATTACTCTCTGAACGCCCGTTGCGTCTAGGTGAGGGTAGAGAGCTTTCACATTGGCTGGGGTTACGAAGTTATTAACCTTTGTTTCGTCCTTACTATTTACGACGGACGTAGCATCTGCCGTTGCTTGCTGGTATTCCGCAGCCTGTAGGCTTGAGACGGTAGCATTTGCCTGCTGCGTCCAAGGTGCAAGTAAATCCTGCGCACCCTCTGACACGGTGGTCTGCCAAGCCTGTATGTCAGCAGCAGATGCCCCCGCCAATTTCCAGTTGTCGAACTTAGGCTGCATACGTTGGTTTACTATTTCTTGTGCCTTGGTGCGCCCAAACTGCTGCACGAGAGGTAGAGCAGCTTCCGGCAACACATCACCCGCTAGTTCCTTTACGGCAGAAAGAGCACCCTCCTCACCACCCGAGATGTAGGCGTTGCCGTAGACGCCGGCTAACTGGCCCGCGATCTTAATATTATTTTGTAGTGCGGCCTGCTTGCGAGCCGTTGCAGCCGAAGCAAGTTGTTGCTGCCTGCGAGCTACGTTCTTTTCCATAAGGTCGCGTGACGGCAGCGCATTTTTTAAAAAGTTGCTGTTGCCCCCAAGGTTTTCAGAG